CTCCACTGCTCATTACGGAACGTCGTAAAAGATGACGTCTTCGAACAACGTAATGAGTACCTTAGTACGTCTCAGACCCATGGTCCCTGGCATCTCCTGCCAGTTGCCAGAATCTGATATGCCACTGAGCTTAGAGTATAGATGCGCATAGTAGTCCCCGCCAAATCTTTTTATTGGCGTTGATGTATACGCATGTATCTTAAAGCCCTCCCACCCGTGAGCACGAACGCCATAAGAGGCGGTGTGCGACCACACATCGAAAGGAGCGTGCAAGACACCCTCAATGCATGTCGGTCCAAAAATCCGAAGATCTCTGGGGATCACTTGAGCTACTATTTTTGCCAAGTCGTATCGCGGCCTAAGCGTCCCATAAGGACGTGTACTCCACTTTACTATCTGGTTATGTAGCGTAAACAAGCGATCTAGGGTAGCAACATTCTTCTTGATGAAGAACGGACGAACTTCCCGACCACAGTACCAGTCACTTCCGCACGACTCGAAGAAGTCTCCGTTGGCAAATGATTTCTTGGAATTAACCGTAAAACCAAAAGCTTCCAGGACTTCAACCAATTGTGAGAAGGCTGCCCGTGGGACAATTATGTCATCCCCGTAAACCCGCACCGCCCTAGCATCCAGCCGAAGAAAACGGCAAGTAGCATGGGCGAAAGCAAAGAATATGAGGGACTCTAGAGGGAAGGTGTAACCATTTCCATTGGATGAGATTTTCTCTAACCGGATTGATTTGCCTTTGTACATAGTACTCTGGCATCTCGTACCGTTGATGAGGTCCCACCACAATGGGTCAGCGAACTGAAAGAGATCCGCCAATAAGTTCTTGGCGATTGAATCAGACGCTGAGCTTAGGTCAAGGGTCGAAAGCCCCCTATCCCTAGCTATCCTCGCACCCTCTTGGTTGCGTGATTGATCCTTGAGGTCAACACCGCATCTTAGGAGGCGCTTGTCTAAAAGATGGCCGATACCGAGCTGGACAAAAACGTTCCAGCGAGGATTTATCTCGATCGTCCTGTCGACTAGCGAGGTTTTGGTTACGAAGGCCAATCTGCTATCTGACACAACCAACGCATTGTTGGCCAGATCTACGAAGATTTGGGAACCGAGGTCCCCTGAAGATGCATTGCCGTCATTCGAAAACAACACATCATAAATCCGTAGTGCAGACTCAGTGATATCACCCGTGGTTAGATACTTTCCATAAGCCGAAGCGTTGCGCTTAGGTAGTGAAAGATCTCCCCCAGGTCCGTGGCGACACCCACTTCTAATAACGTCCAAGTCACCAGCTTTAACAGTACCAAGTACAGAAGTAATTTTCCGCCGGGCGAGATGATAAATCTCCTCGACGGGGAAGGATAAGTGTTTAGCTTTTCCTTCCCACCTCTGCCTGAAGTACTGGTTAACTTTGCGACAAGAAACCTCCGTAGATTCCCACTTTTTGTACGCGGCAGCCTCCTTGTCGATATCCAGGAACAAACCCGGATACGCCTTGAAGAACACCGCGATCTGATAGTCGAGATCAAATTCCGCATGCCGTTTATTCCATGTGTAGAAGAAGGGGTCGAATTCAAGGGATATTAACTCCTTGAACTCTCCCTCCTGACACTTTTGGTAGCAGGCATTAGCGAACGGAGTATTAGAAAGTTGGCAAAGTCGGGTAAACAACTTTACGACGAGGGCTCTCTCCTTTTCGGGAGTGAGTTCCAAGCCCAAGCTGGGTCCCCGGGCAGTGGCTGCACGATAGTTTCTCATGGTGAGTTACTACCGCTTAGCCCGTCACCACTGGTCCGAACTGACCGTCAAAAGCGACGATCAATGCTGCAGCGCTACCTCCGCGAGTGGAATAATTATCCTCAAGCGCAGCGCGCACAACAGACTCGCGATCTCCTATTTTTGGAGACCACTTGTCCGGCGGCATTGTTTCCATGATATGACGTACCACGGTCTCCCTGACAATATCCGAGGTCAACATCGACTCCCTTCCGGCAGGTGCGACGATAGCCAGCACTGGTACTTCTACCAGCGACAGGTAATCACCAACACCCTCCTTGGGGCGCCAGATGGTATAGACCATTAGAGATGCAGGGGAGTCACTCTGAGAAAAATATAGCCTGTTGGTCATGACTATAAACTCCCAGTTAGTTCGGGGGGTCGAAATCGACGACAGTCTCGCTGAGCACCGCATGGGCAAGAAGCCCTTTCGCGAATGCCACGAGATCTTTCCGGTTCTGCAA